TTCTTCTTTGGTGGATTATCTAGCTTATAGGTAGCCACCAATACCGGACCAAAAGTCCGCACTTGAGCACTACACTTCTTCTCTTGTCCGCAAAACGCGGAGTGCTTCTAGTATTCGATTAACCTGACGTCCAACGATACCATCGTTGCCTTCAGGAGGAATCAAATTTATAAGACTAGAATTGCCTATAAACCCCGAATCATGAACTAATTCATGATGCCGGGAATAGGTGTTCAAGGAATGAAGTTTGTTTCTTCCGAGAGCTTTGAGCCAGATGTTTGTAAGATGTTTTGACTCTTCAGCATCTGCATTTGGTTTGTTGATTGGAGGCGATATTTCTATCTCTCCTGTTAGGTAAGATAATGTGCCCCGATAACCGTCAGTTATTAAGCTTCTACAGAAGCTATTGACAGAAGTTGGTACGCGACCACCAAATGGTCCCGCCCAGTCGGACTTTCTCTTATTAGTCATCCATTCGATGAACGGATGAGTTCGAAAAACTTCAACTGATGGAACATCCTCACTAAGAGTAGTAGCATTCTCGTTAGTCAATGACTGATCCAGACGTATCTTTGACCGGATGCGCGAGGCCAAGGCATAAAGCCAAGGGTGGATGTCGCGATCTTTTACTGAGGTGGGCTTATCTTTAAGCCACAATTTAACACTCAGTGGTAAAGAATCTCTTTTTCCGCAACCTCCTAATTCAAGGGGGACGGTAAGTAAATAATCTAGTACCTTTTTGCCCCAAGTTGGAGCAGGCACTTGCTGAACTATAGTTCTCAGCTTTTTGAGTCTTACACTCCAGCCTACAGGCGAACCAAGTTCAATAAGTAGAGGAATCCACAATCGCCAATCTTTGGTCGCTGAATGGATTTGATTTGGTTTAATAGGTACCAATAGCTGACCTTTCCAGATAAGAAGTTTCGCAAACTCGGAGACCGGAGCAATACCGGTATTACCTCCAGAGATGAAAGACTTCTGCAAGTTGATTTTCATACCTAAATCTTTCACCAATCGTAGATAACAATCAGCTACAGACTTAGAGCCGATTACTATGTCATCTCCACAGATGACATAATCATGAAACTGTTTCCATGGTAGCTTCCGTCCGGAAGATATCCATGCCGCATATTGTACTAATAAGTGATGGGTAACTGCCATGAGTGGCCATGAGCCATAAACGCCCATTGGTTGACCGACTCCCCACCTAATCCTCTTTCGAGTCTTAGACTTTGGGTACTTGACAGACCATTCCCTATCGCACATGACCGTGCGGACGGCCTCGGCAAGAGGTTTACCAAATCTCTTTTGGATGAGCCTCACTTGCATTTCGACCGGAAATAGATCGGTGCAGGATGACTGATCAAAAGAATAGACTGATCGTCCATCTTTGTGCCAATCCTTGATCCGATTGATAGACTTCCTCTGGTCAAACGTGCAGTCTTCAGGTATACTTTTTAGCACACCCTCCAACCACCTGTGCATGGGCTTCATACTCACTTGTGTGAAGTAATCAGGACTTGCTACAAGTCTGACCTTACCAGATTTCTCTGAAATAAAGGAAATCTTTCCAGGGGTAGGGCTAATGGAACCCGGATCCTGGACTATATCCTCTGACGGGATTTTCTCCCAGTCATCGATAGAATGCCACGATCCTGAACTCCCTGCAACATTTGCTGCAATTAAAGATTGGAGCTCAGTAATCGCCTCACCGAAGGTCTTCCCATCCTTGGTGAAGACATTACGGTTGGTCACGTAATCCCTATGCGCGTTCTCGGTAAGAGCGCCATTCGGGCCTCTCTTGAAGCTTAACGCTACTTTATCAGCATCACTAAGTTTCAGCTGACGCCACAGCGCCTTGCTTACAGGGTTATCGCGTGTATTAAGGATTTCAACGACAAACTGTTCAAAGTCTGTGATGATCTTCTTAGCACTCGCAGGAAGGGCTGATTTCTCGATAACATCCAGTTGTTCATCGATTGTCGAGTTGTCGTAACAACCCAACCAAAAATCAGTTAACCTAACAAAAGATAAAACTCCACTTAAAACACGCCAGTCTTTAGTTAGATTATTGATGCGATCAACCAGCGGTTTTACCAACACAGGAATCCCATCCACTGCTTTGACAAAGGCCAAAGGCTCAGGGTGATAACCTAAGATTACCTGAAAGCCAAATTGAAGGATAGACTTCATCCTCTTCACACCTTGATTTCCTTCTGCATCGTGCCACTTGGCAGTAACACGGATCACATTGGAATACCAGTCTTTCAGAGGAAAAAGCTTTGGCTCTAGAGTGGAAACTATTTGGAACAAGGTATTGGAAGCCTTCACCATATCCTGAGTCATCTTGACTCACCCCATTTCTGGGTGCCTTTCAGTCTCAAAGACCGATTTGGGCTCCTCACTTATTTAGGTTAACCTTATAG